GGTAAAGGATTTGCTAAGGGTGTTAAGAAGAGTGTTAAGTTTGCCAAGGATGTTAAGAAGGTTGTAACAAATGAACAGGTGAATAAAGTTTCTGCCATGGTTAAGTCTATTAGGAGGAAGAAAGAAGTTCTTAAACAACCTGAAAAGGCAATGGATGCAGGATCAAGAGCAAAGAGGAGGTTGTTAAGAAGAGAGTACGAATCGAAGGTAAGTACATTTGTTCCTGACGAGTTAAAGGATCATAAGACTTGGGATAATTTTAGACAAAGGTTATAATATGTGATATACTTTTATTATGAAATACATTTTTGACATTGACGGGACTCTTACTCCCAGTAGAGAAAAAATAGATCTGGATTTTCTTAAATTCTTCTATGACTTCGTTCTAGCGAACGAGGTCTTTCTTGTTACAGGAAGTAATAGGGAGAAAACAATAGAACAGATTGGACTCTCCTTATACTGTGCTTGTAAGAGAGTATATAATTGTGCAGGTAATGATGTCTATGAAGGAGACCTACATTACTACAGAACAGATTGGGAATTACCAGAGGATGCAAAGAGATTCTTACTGGATGAATTGGATTATAGTACGTTCCCAGTAAGGACAGGTAATCATATAGAAAAGAGACCTGGCTGTGTTAATTTTAGTATCGTGGGAAGAGGTGCTAACATGGAAGAGAGAAGTGTATATAAAGAATATGATGCAGACAAGAATGAGAGATCAGACATAGCGGCCAGATTTAACGATCATTTTCCAGAACTATATGCTTTTGTTGGAGGTGAAACTGGTATAGATATATCCATTAAGGGTGCAGATAAGAGTCAGATCCTTAGAGACTTTAAGCAAGGTGATGACTTGAGATTCTTTGGTGATAGAATGGAAGAGGATGGTAATGACTATCCATTAGCCATTGCTATCGCACAGAATCATCTTGGTTATGCATTTAAGGTAGATGGATATAAAGAGGTCTGGCAAATGTTGAAGATGGGGATAAGATAATCTCACTTGCCTCTATAGCACAGCGGTAGTGCAGGGCTTTTGTAAAGCCAAGGTCGGCGGTTCAAATCCGTCTGGAGGCATACCTATATAAGTTACTGACATGAAAATTATGGGATGGAAACCACCACAAAGACCAGCGTGGGTGAAGGCTTATATGAGAATGCCTGGACATACAAGGGTACAGCTTTTACTTCTGAGCATATTGGCGACTTCTTCGGTTACGTCTACAGGATTACTAATCTCCAGACAGGGAAACAATACATTGGACGCAAGTACTTTACCCAGCGTCGAAAGCCTAGAGGTGGGAAACGCCGTGTTACGTCTGAGAGTGACTGGAAAAAGTACTACGGTAGTTCTCCAGAACTTAAGCAAGACGTTAAAGAATTTGGACGAAACGCTTTCAGCAGGGAAATTATATCTCTCCACGCCACCCCAGGCAAAGTAAATTACGAAGAGACAAGACAACTCTTCCTAAATAACGTGCTAACCGAAGCACTTGACAACGGAGAACCAGCCTTTTATAATAGCAATGTTCTAGGACGTTACTTCAGGAAGGATTATTTCAATGGACTTTCAGATGGGAAAGACTCAGCAAGAGATGATTAAGGATGCCTTGATTGATAGACTCCACTACCTATGTGATAATAATGCGTGGTTTGATGCAGTAGCATTCTTTGAGGAACATAAAGAAACTTTGGCCGCTGGTGAAAAAGTATAAGATTAATACATCTTATTGTTGGTATGAAACTTATGAAGGGACTAAGGTTGTTAAGATGTATTTTATTAACTATATTCCCTTCACATTTGATGAAGTAGAGTCTGTTGCTTCCGAAGATCCAGAGATTATCAAAGAAGCAAATGGCAATAGGATGTATACCGATGATGAGTTATACAAATTCCATTCATACTTAACAGAGGAGGAGTGTTCTCCTCTGTTATTTGATTTGGATGATCAATTGGAAAATCCTCAAGACTTACCGATAGATTAATTATGATGATACAACAGCCACCTAGACCACTTCCACCAAATCAACATGGTGGGTTTATTAAACAACCTTCCTTTCATACTTCGGTAGATACTCAGGAGTATCTTAAAGAATGTGCTGAGGTAATTACCAATCATCAGATTGATATTGATGAAGAGAAGATTCTAGATCTTCTTCAGATTAAATATAGATGGCCTGAACCATCACTTGAAGTTATTAATCATTGTGGTATGGTATCAAATGCCTTCTTTGATGTTAAAGGTTATTTGTTTTATGAGAAGTGGAAGAAACTTTACGATCTGGGATTCACAAGTTTATTAAATAATGTGCTTGACTTAACAAGTCAACTGAGAGATTTGAATGAAAAACTTTTAGTCATAAAGGGATCAGATACTAATGCTAATTTTTATCTAAGCAAAGGTACTAGTACTAGAAGACCTAGTTTTGATCCACATAACCATGATTATAATGTTATAGTCAAACCAATTTATGGTAAGGCTACATGGAGAGTAAGTGGCCAAGTAAAAGAATCTGAACTCGATTCTGTAATTGTTATCCCAGCCTTTGCAGAACACAGTGTAATAGCAAATCCAGAACCAAGATTATCATTAACTATTAATTTGACTGGATGAATTAGAAGGACAAGACAATGTTAGCAGCAAGATGTAGAGTGTGTGGTAAAGAGATCTTGGCTAGTAATAAAGCTCAAGGGTGTGGTTGCTCAAATCAGATGATTGTTAAGGATGATACGGTGACGGCAACCAATTTAGATGACGTAATATTAATTGAATCTAAAGATAGTGTAAAAAGTGTTGACTTTCTGACATCTGATGACCTAAATTATCAAGAGAAGCGCCGCAAGCGCAAAATCCGTAAACTTACCTTCGAGGAACGATGATTAATTTAGACGAAAGATACCATGATTATCTCAACGGGCAGAAAACTCTCCGTATAGATGGATCACCACAAAAGCTTACGGGATATGGATATCATTGTGATGGAAATGACATAACTGGTTACTATGTGACTACAAAAACCCATAGACTGTTGTATAATTTACAAGAACAGTTCATTAAAATGGAACCTATCAGACAAGTTGCAAAAGTCTGATATATATACTAGAGATTTGGAGTATTAAATTTTTTCACCATGTTTGTATTACCTGAAGCACAATTATTTCATCTTGACAAAAAGAAGTTAGTCAAGACCCCAGTGGCAGAATTCTTTGAAGGAAAGGATTGTTTATTATTCCTGATACCAGGCGCTTTTACCGCTAATGATACTAAAATGGTAAAAGAGTATGAGAAACTTTATGATTCTATTTGTGATGAATTTGGTATCAGTGAGATCTTCTTTCTTACCATGAATGATCCATATGTTATGGATGCATGGTGGAAGTCGATGAAAATTAAGAAGTGTAAGTATCTACCTGATGGTAATGGTGCATTGTCTCTAAGAATTAATGAGAATGATGGACTTTCTGAGGGCGATTGTTGTTGCACTCAGTTCAATACTGGAATGTATAAGAGGAACTGGAGATCGGTTGTTCTAGTACAAGACTGTATGTGTATTTGGAATACCGCAGAACAGGCTCCCAAGGAAGGTAAGGATGAGTGTGTGTTGCAACCATATGAGGAAACAAAACCTGCCAATATTATTAAACTCTTAAGGAACAGAAATCAGTCAGCACATATTGCAGCAGAAAATACAAAGGGATTGTCTTCATTACTTGATACCTCACCTATCATGGGCGGTGGATCTCCTCATTAAATAAATGGAAAAAATTACATTAGAATACTTAGAATCTCATTTTGATGAGGTTCTAGGACAGGCTGAGGGTGGGAAATCATTTCTCATTCTTACGCCTGATGGTAAGGACATTGCATTGGTTCCAGATAAGGATAAGATCAAAGACCTTGATGTGAGGATGGCAACTTCAATAGAGAATGATGAATGGTTGGAGAGTATGACCCAGTATGATCTATAATTGACAAACTAGTAACACAGAAGTATAATAATCGAGTACCCACAAAGAACGATGTCAAGGTCACATTTTTCGCATAAGTTCAGGACCAGTTTGAGTATTTTTCAGGAGGCAGTTAATCGTAAGATCGATTTAGATCATCAGAATCAAAAGTTATATAAGAAAGTATTGAAGTTTTATAGAAACAGTGGAGTACAGTTTTACAATGATCCCTATGACGACTATGAGTTAGTTTTGGATCTACTTTCTGAGGATTTAATTAAATGAAAATCATTCCCATCGTGACGCAAGGACCTTATAGGTTTGTCCATACTAATCTATTCTTGTCTAATGGTAAAATGGATTTTAGGATACAGAAATATGATGAAGATACTAAAAGGTATAAGGACATGTATCTTTTAGATAATCAAATGCAAATGGATGCTTGTATTGAAGATCCAGAATATACTAAATGGTTAGACCCAGCAGGAGTACCTGCATATAGAAAAGATTAATTATGGCTGAAGGAAAACACCCCATGCATGATAACCCAATTCATTTTGGAGAAGAGTATCATGAATTTATTGGTATCTATGATGATGCAGTAGATCCAGCAATGTGTGATTGGTTATGTGAGTACATAGACAAAGCTGAGTTTGTTATACCTAGAGAGATGGTATATGTTGAGGACAAACAGATTTGTTTAGACACATATTCACCACAAGAAGCGAAACAACTTATGCAGTTTGTTAATAACTGCTTGGGTGCATATGTAAAACACTATCCATACCTTACTAATTTTAATTATATTAGTTCTTTAGCTTTGATGCAGAAGACAGAACCAACACAGGGGTATCATATATTTCATGGAGAGAATCTTGATTGGAATATGCAACACAGGACTATGGCATGGATGGTATATTTGAATACCCTTGATAAGGATGATGGAGGAGAGACTGAGTGGTTGTATCAACAGAAGAAGCTTAGTCCTAAGAGAGGAACAGTTGTTATTTGGCCTGGTAGTTACAGTCATCTTCATAGAGGTAATCCACCAATGAAGAGTAAGTATATTGTTACAGGTTGGTATCAAGGATCATCAGGTCTTGCACAAGTACATACTGCTGGATTGAATGATCCTAATTCTCCTAACTATCAAGGTCCAGAATGACACGGATTCTAGTTACAGGACATAAAGGATTCATTGGAAGACATGTCTTTCAAGATCTAATATACGAACAAGGTTATGGTGGATTGGTTGATGGATTAGATTTCCCAGATGACATTGCAGATTTTGTAGGTCCTTCTGGGATGTTTGCCAAACACTATGATTATGTTATACACCTTGCAGCATTCGCTGCACTAAGAGATAGTGTAGATAATCCAGAGAAATTCTGGGAGAATAATGTAGAGAAGTCGAAACCTATATTTGATTACTGTAGAGATAATAATGTTAGGTTATTGTATGCAAGTTCTGCTGGAGCACATGAGTGGTGGCGGAATCCTTATGCAATGACTAAGAAAGCAAACGAACTCATGGCACCACCTAACAGTGTGGGCATGAGATTTTTTAATGTCTGGTCAGAGAAAGGTAGTAGAGAAGATATGTTATACAGAATGTTACAAGAAAATAGGGCAAAGTATCTTACTAATCATAGTAGAGATTGGATTCATGTTAAGGATGTAGTGAGAGCGATTGCATATTTGATGACCAGTGAATACGTTGGTCCTATTGATATTGGTACAGGAAAGACTGTATCTGTATATGATCTTGCGAAGTCAATGTGTATGGCTCACCTTCCCATTGAAGAAGATACTCCTAATGAACCTGACGTATTGTGTGCAGACACTAAAGAATTACGTAAGTTGGGATGGTTTCCAACCGTACAATTACTTGCAAAAACCCCAGTAACCTGTTAGAATAAATAAGTTGCGGTTTAATTAAACAATTATATGGCCGATAATAAAAAGGCATTAGTATTAGGAGCAGGTGGTTTCATCGGTTCGCATATGTGTAAGAGACTCAAATCCGAAGGGTATTGGGTTCGTGGAGTCGACATTAAGTACCCAGAGTTTTCAGACAGTGCTGCTGACGAATTTGTACAAGGTGATTTGCGTGACGCAAACTTTGTACATGAGTGTGTATCATTTAAAGAAGGTGGATTTGGATATGAGAGTCCAGAACCAGTGTGGGTAGAACCATTCGATGAGATCTATCAGTTCGCTGCTGATATGGGTGGTGCAGGTTACATCTTTACTGATGAACACTCTGCTGACATCATGCACAACTCGGCTAGTATCAATCTTAATGTACTTGATGCTCAAGTTAAGTTGAACAGAAATCTCGGTGAGAATAAGACTAAGATCTTCTACAGTTCTTCTGCTTGCATGTATCCAGAACATAACCAACTTGACCCTGACGATCCTAATTGTCGTGAGGATTCAGCATACCCTGCAGCACCAGATTCAGAATATGGATGGGAGAAACTTTTTTCAGAGAGATTGTACTTGGCTTACAACCGTAATCATGATATCCCTGTGCGTGTTGCCAGGTATCATAATATCTTCGGACCCGAAGGAACCTGGCAAGGAGGAAAAGAAAAAGCTCCAGCAGCTATCTCAAGAAAGGTTGCGCTACTCCCAGATGTGGGAGGAACGATTGAAGTGTGGGGCGACGGGTTGCAGACAAGATCCTTCCTCTACATCGACGAGTGCATCGAAGCAACCAGACGACTCATGGAATCAGACTTCCAAGGACCCGTCAATATCGGTTCCGAAGAGATGGTTACCATTAATCAATTAGTGGAAACTGCTGCTAAGGTTGCAGGTAAGGTGGTAAGGAAATCTTATAGTCTTAATGCACCAACAGGAGTACGTGGTAGGAACTCAAACAATGATCTCATTCGTGAGAAACTTGGTTGGGATTATTTCCAAACTCTTGAAGAAGGTATTCGTAGGACTTACGATTGGATCTCTGAACAAATTAATTCCCGCCAACATGGTGTGGTTGATCTTTCATCAAAGGAAACTGTAACATGCGAAAAGTAACTAAGAAGACTATCAAGATTGATAAGGATGCGGTGAGGAACTTAGATGTTTCTCACCTTCAAGAGGCCTCACTTAATGGAAATGACTGGCTTAGTGCTGGTCAGAGTGAGTACCGTTTGTACGCATGGTTATCAACACAGTTTGATAACTCAGTAATTCTTGACGTAGGCACACGTACTGGTGGTTCTGCATTAGCCTTATCATACAATGAAAATAACAAAGTTATCAGTTACGATCTTCAAGAACAAGGTGCGTCGCAAATTAAAAGAGATAACATCGAGTTCAAGATTAAAGACTTCAGGTCAGACGATAGCATCAATTGGGATCATGTCTCTATCATTATGCTTGATGTTGATCCCCATGATGGACTCCAAGAAGAAGAAATGATGGAGTTCCTTGAAGACAAAGGTTGGAAAGGATTAATGTTGTTTGATGATATCGGTCCTCAATGGCCAGAGGTTGAAGATCTATGGAATAGGATTACATATCCTAAGTTAGATGTAACCGAGGTAGGCCACATGAGTGGTACTGGACTGATAAACTTTGATGAAAAACATGATGTTAGTTGGGCATAAGAGATGAGAATTACTGTACTAGGATCTAGTGGTCAGATAGGAGCATATCTAACACAATACCTTCGTGATAAGGGACATACCGTTACAGAATTTGATGTTGCTAATGCACCACATCAAGATCTAACGGCTATCCCTAATATTAATCTACAAGATGCACTTGAGAAAGCTCAGTTTGTTTTCTTCCTTGCATTTGATGTAGGTGGATCACATTATCTTAAGAAGTATCAACATACATTTAAGTTCATTGATAACAATACTAGATTGATGGCAAATGCTTTCAATTATATTGAAAAATATAAGATCCCATTCGTCTTTGCATCATCTCAGATGAGTAACATGTCTTACTCACCTTACGGTGTAATGAAGAGGGTTGGAGAACTATATACTAAGTCTTTGAACGGGGTGATAGTAAAGTTTTGGAACGTATATGGAATCGAGAAGGACATGGAGAAAGCCCATGTCATTACTGACTTCATTAAGAAGGGATTCGAGACAGGCACCATCGATATGATGACCGATGGTACTGAGGAAAGAGAATTTCTATATGCGGAAGATTGTTGTGAAGCTTTGGAAACAGTCATGGATAATTACAATCAATTCTCCTCTGACGACGAGCTTCATATTACTTCTTTTGTTAGTACAACTATACTGGGAATTAGTAAGATCATACAAGATCTTTTCAAGGCTGATGAGAAGGAAGTTACTATTGTTCCAGCAAAATCTAAGGACGAAGTTCAAAAGAATGCCAAAAACGAAGCGAGTAAATTCATTACCCGCTGGTGGAATCCAAAGACTACCATAGAAGATGGTATCGGAAACATTTACAGAGGTATGAAACAGTATTATGAGTGAAGTTCCACAGAATGAAGAAGAGTTGAAGGCTCTTCAAGATATTATTGCAAAGGCTAAGGCGAATCCAACTGGTATTGATCTCCCTGTTCTGGATCCCAGTAAGAAGTTTCCTATTAATCTCTTCTGTAATGATTCATTAGAACCATCTACCTCTGCAAATAATAGATCAGTTTATACTAGATTCGTTCGTGATGGATCTGGTTTAGTTAATCTTTATGTTAATGGAGAAGCACTAAAGGTACTCGAAGATAACAGTGGGTTACCTAAGTTCATTTGGTTGTTAGAATCAAGAGAGATTATTGGAGAACAATACAAATGGATCGAAGATAACTATGACTTCGTTGCTAGTAGGGTTGATGGTATCTTTACATCCGATCAACGACTGACTCATGAAGCAGGACCAGATGGTAAGTTCTTTTATTGTCTATCTAATGCTGCTCCTTGGGTTATGGATAGGGAGATCTATAGGAAGTCTAAATTGGTATCCATGATTGCATCCAACAAAGGATATACTGAAGGACATCGCCGTAGACTTATGGTTGTAGAGAAATATGTAGAGAAGTTTGGTCAGGATGATCTATTTGGATGGGGTTTGGGACAAGAACTCCCATTAAAAGAGAAATCTAGAGGCCTGCGTGACTATATGTTCAGTTTTGCATGTGAAAATGCGAATTATCCTACCTATTTCACTGAGAAATTGACCGATTGCTTTGCATGTGGTACTATTCCAGTGTATTATGGTACTGCTGGAGTAGCACAGTACTTCAACCATGAAGGCATTATATTCTTGGATCAGAATTCTCCTTGGGAAAATATTCCTTGGGAAAAACTTACCGAAGAGTATTATGAATCCAAGAAGGATGTAATTAAAGAAAACTTTGAGATTGCTCAGTGCATGAGAGTCTCAGAAGATTATCTTTATGGTAATTATTTTGTTCAACTAGACCCTTACAGAGAGGAGAGAGCTAAAGTATCATGACAGTAATCGATGTAAATGCTGAAGAAGTAAAGGATGATCGTAGTGGATGGCAAGCAGAAGATCAGATTGCTGTAGAGTATCTGGCTGCATGTGTTGAAGCCGTTGAGAATGATGATGCCTTTGCAAACTTCAAATCAAATCCTAAGTACAAGACTATCTTAGAACATGTACTAAAGGAACAAGGACAGGCATATCTAAACATCTGTAAGGATATGGCTGAGGATGCCGTATGGGAGAACATTGAGTCATTTAAAGAGAATGATAAGTATGGTAATCCAGAGACGCATGTATATCCTGGCGTTGATGGAGTTATATCTGCCACTACTTTAAGGTATATGAAGAACACCTTTGAGATGGCTTTAATGCTTGATGGTGCAGAGATTAGTAAGGTAGTAGAAGTTGGTGGAGGATATGGAGGATTGTGTAGAGTACTTAGTAAGGTATGTGAATTTGATGAGTACATAATGATTGACCTACCAGAGGTCAGTGCCTTGCAGAGGAAATATATTGATCAGTTCCCAGATATTAAAGATAAAGTTAAGTGTGTATCTACAGAAGACTTCGGACAGATAGAAGATGTAGATCTCTTTATAAGTAACTATGCACTGTCTGAATGTGATCTTAAGTCACAGATGGCATACTATGATATGATAGTTACAAATTCAAAATATGTTTATTTGATATACAACCTTGTCAATTTCAATGATTTCCACTATAATGATTTCATTGACAAGATCAAAGAACAATTTACCTTTGATACTGGTCGGGACTATGAGAACACAGTTATTTTAGCAACACGGAAGGATGAATCGAATTGATGATTACATGAAGGTCACCACTGATATAGTGGGATGGCTTTGTAAGTATATTAATGATAACAATCTAAAAAGTTTTGTAGTAGGGGTGTCTGGCGGAATTGATTCTGCTGTCACCTCTACTCTTGCAGCAAAGACAGGTCTGCCTGTGTATGCTGTTGGTGTACCATTGAGTACCAAGATAGAACAGGAAACTTTATCTGATGCACACCTTTATTGGTTGTCACATACTTATCCTAATGTCAAGGTACTCAAGACAGATCTTTCGGAAACTTTTGCGAAATTTATCAAAGATATTTCCTTTGATCTGACAATGGAGTATACTAATAATCCATTAGCTAAAGCGAACAGTAAGTCTCGTCTTCGTATGATGACTCTCTATCATATCGCTGGTAATGTTGATGGAATAGTTGTTGGTACTGGTAACAAGGTGGAGGACTATGGAATCGGTTTTTATACTAAGTATGGTGACGGTGGTGTTGATATCGCCCCTATTGCTGACCTTTATAAAACCGAAGTCAGAGAACTCGGAGGATTCATGGGAGTAATCCCAGAGATCCTTGATGCAAAACCTACTGATGGTTTGTGGGAGGATGATCGGACTGATGAAGATCAGATCGGTGCCACCTATGCACAGTTAGAGGAGGCAATGGAGACTGGTACTGGCCCAGCAGTTGATATCTTATACAGATTCAACAAACAAAACAGACACAAGATGGAACCAATCCCTACATTTAAACTTGGAGAATCATGAAAATTCCAGAGTCTACATCCTATCTAACGATAGAAGTTATCAGTGATCAGATTGAAGGCAACGAAAGAGTTGTTCATATAAGAAAGATTTGTACAGGTAATCCTGTTGAACAGTTCATTACGGACTCAGTAATCCGAGGACCTGTTGTTAAAGAAGAGGAACAGAAAGTCAAGGTTACTAAACCTGTTAGAGCGAGGAATAAGCAAGGTCATTATATTAAAGATGATCCTTCTACTCCAGAGAATGAAGCATGGATAGGTGGTCTTGCACCAAAGAAAACACGTAAGAGAAGAACTCGGAAAACTAAAAAGGAGGAGAATTAATCCAATGAAAATCGGTGTAATTGGCGCAGGAAGATTAGGACTGTGCTTCGCATTGTTGTGTGAAGATGCAGGTCATGATGTTGTTGTCTCCGATGTGGTCAGCAGTTATGTTAGTGGTCTTAAGAATAAACAGATTGATTCCTCCGAACCAGAGGTAGAAGATCTTCTTATGAGAACCGAGAGGTTCCAAGCGACTACTAATAATCAAGAGGTTATTCGTCACTCAGATGTGATCTTTACCTTTGTACCTACACCATCTCTTGATGATGGTAGTTACGATTGTACTTGTGTAGATCAGGTAGTTGAGGATCTTAATAGATGTCCATCTATTGATGGTAAGATATTTGTTATTGGATGTACTACTAATCCTGGCTATTGTGATACTGTTGTTGATCGATTAGAAGGAAGAGGAGTCTCAGTCTATTATAATCCAGAGTTCATTGCTCAGGGTACTATCATTCGTGATCTAAGAAATGCGGATATGGTTCTCTGTGGTGGTGAGTATGGTTCAGATTATTATCGTGGATTTGAATTGATTCAAGACATCTATGAGGGTATTCAGGACACTGAAGTAGTATTCCATTCACTGTCACGTAAGGCAGTAGAGATTACTAAGATAGGAATTAACTGTTTCCTTACCTATAAGATTAGTTACGCTAATATGATGGGTCAGATTCTACATAACTCTGGATGTAGTGAAGAGATTCCTGCCATCCTTGAGTCCATTGGAAGTGACAGTAGGATTGGTTCTAAGTATCTTAACTTTGGATTAGGTTTTGGTGGTCCTTGTTTGCCTCGTGATAATCGTGCCCTAGGATATTATGCTGACAGTGTAGGACTTACATACAGTCTTCCTCAAGTGACAGATGATTTTAATGAGGCACATGCAGAGTTTATTAAGAACTTCTGTGTAGATCAGAATAAAGAAGGACTTCCATTCTCTATAGAAAGTATTGGATTCAAAGTGGGATCTGATATGGTTGTAGAGAGTTCAAGACTAAAACTGGTTGAAGATCTTCTTAAGGCAGGTCATACTGTATATGTAATTGATATTGATGATGTCATAGAAAGATTCCAAGAAGAATTGGAAGAATTATATGATGATAATATTATCTTTGTCAGAAATGCCAGAGAAATTCATGAACCTACTTGGACTATAGATCTATGACGATTAGTTATAATAAACTTGGTAGTAATGGCAGACTGGGCAATCAAATGTTCCAGTACGCCTCACTACGAGGTATAGCATGGTACAATACTTTCAGGTGGATGATTCCACCAGAAGATTCTAATCATAAAGATAATTATGGGTTATTTGAAACCTTTAAGATGACTAATGTTAAACCTGAGAACATCGGGTTTAATGATGCCATGACTATTAATGAGAAGGGACATGCATTTGATGAGAGTCTCTTACATTGTACTGATGGAGTGAATCTTGATGGTTACATGCAGACAGAGAAATACTTTGCTCACATGTCTGATCAGATTCGTGAGGACTTTACATTCAAAGATGATTTCCTTGAACCATGTAAGTATGTCATTAGTCAGTTAAATGAACCCATCTTTTTACATATCAGACAGTCTGATAACATAGGTAGGGAACAGTACCATCCTATACTTCCTATCAGTTATTTTGAGAGGGCGTTAGAAGAATTCCCAAGTGATAAGGAGTGTTTTGTATTCACAGATGATATAGATTGGTGTAAGAGTCAATCCTTCTTTGATGATGATAGGTTCTTATTCAATGAAGATAATCAGAGGTATCAGTACCAAACTATAGATGGTCTTGGTAAGTTGCAGAACACTTTGTTACCACAAGTAGATCTTTGCTTGATGAGTCTATGTTCTGGTGGTATAATTGCCAACAGTTCTTTCTCATGGTGGGGTGCATGGTTGCAGAACAATAGAGGTAGAATCATTGCTCCTGATCCTAAGAAATGGTTTGGTTCTGCAATGACTCACCTTGATACTTCTGATATTGTTCCTTTACGTTGGCACATTCACGATTGGAGTAAGTGATGAGGGTTGCTGGTGCTCAGATTCCTATAAGTGGTAAAGATATACAATCTAATAAGAGAGAAATCTTTAAAGCGATTGATTGGGCCAAAGAACACAATGTAGATCAACTACTTACTCCAGAGGGTGCTCTTTCTGGATACAGTAGTTTGAATCCAGAAGTTGATGGTTGGCCACTTAGGATAGATGAACTTCAATCTGCATTACTTGAGGTTGAAGAACATCAGAAGAAGTCTGGGGTAGGACTTCATTTGGGAACCTGTAATCAGGAGAAGGAACGCATTGGTTTAATTAATAGAAACCAAATTCGGCATTACAATTCAACTGGTGAGTTGATTAATATAACTCGCAAGACTTATTGTATTCCAGCTGATCTTTCTTTAGGTAAGAAGGTTAATGAACCTCTAGATTATTTTGAATTGTCCCCTGGCCTATGGGCAGCGGGAACGATTTGTAATGATATGTGGGGTGCGGCTGAAGAGATAGGTATTGCTTTCTGTGAAAAACATTTAGCAGGTAAAAATCTATTTCTAATACTCCATGCAACTAATGGTATAAAGTTTTCTAAGAAAGATGATCGTCGCTTTGCTTTTGATAAGTATAGTGATGGGTTTCTAAGAATGACTGCTCTTAAATCTGTGTGTCCTATCTTAACAGTTGATTCTTGTGTTCCTTGGAACTGGGATGGTACTGAAGAGAGGGTGTCAGAGTGTCCAACCTCTAGTGAGAGTGGATTCCTTGACTATACTGGGTGGAAGACCAAGATACCTAGATACGGAAGACAATATTTTCATTATGATTTGGACACTAAATTCACACACAAAAGTAAATACTATGAATATGATGATAAGATGGTCAATGAGTTCCCTTGGCATCGTTTAAACCAACAATAGGAGTATAAATTATGGCTATTTCATTTCAAGGAATGGGTAATGAAGGTAGGCTGGGGAATCAAATGTTCCAGTATGCTTTTGTTCGTGGTGTAGCACACAACAGAGGATTCGATTGGGTTATTCCAGGCCCTGATGCAGACAGACTTGATAACTATGGTTTGTTTGATTGTTTTGAATTGTCTGGATGCAAACCAGAGAATCAGGGAGAACCTTTCTTCCATCAACAGGAAGTCTATAGAGATATGGCTTTCAATGAAAAGATTTTTAATGAGTGTAAAGATAACACTAATTTCTCTGGAAACTATCAAACCGAAAGGTATTTTGAAACTATTGCTGGTACTATTCTAGGTGACTTTAAGTTCAAGCCAGAGTACCTAGAACCATGTCAAGAGTTTATTGAAGAGAATGGAGGACAACAGAATACCATCTTCCTCCATGTTCGTAGAGGTAATCCTAATGTAACAGGTAGGAGAGGAGAGAAGTGGTCGTACCAGATGGTTCAAGAGTATCATCCTATCTGTAAGAAGGAATATTATCTTGAAGCATTGACTCACTTCCCAGATGATAAACAAGTTGTTGTGGTATCAGATACTATTGACTGGTGTAAAGAACAGGACTGGTTGAAAGGTGATAGGTTCTTGTTCTCTGATTCATCCTATGAAGAGTTTGGAGACGGTGCATCTGTACCTTACATTGATCTATGTCTTATGACATTGTGTGGAGGTGGTATCATTGCTAACTCATCCTTATCATGGTGGGGCGCATGGTTACAAAGAGGTGGAGATTCACAGAAGAATTCTAACTGGACGGTTATTGCTCCTGATCCTTGGTTTGGTGTTGCATATGAACAGTATGATATGAAGGATCTAATTCCTGCAAGATGGACTAAGGTTCATAACGATCCATCCTACATTGCTCCAGAATAAATGAAAGATTTAACTTACTTACTACCTTGCAGGATTGAGTCAGATGATCGACTCCGAAATGTAATCACTTCGGTTACTTATATACTGAAGAACTTTCCAGAAGCAAAGGTTCTGGTTAAAGAAGTAGATACACAATCAAATTTTAAAGAGAGTGCCTTACCACAGATTAAGAAGTATGTTGGTGATGTAGGACAACTAAAACATATCTTTGAACAGAGTGACGAGAAGTTTTTTCATAAGACTCGTATCTTAAATGACTTATGTGTTGCTGCTGACACTGCTATCATCTATAATCATGATGTGGATGTTGTAGTACCAAAGAACAGTCACGAACTTGCTTACCGTTCAATTACACAAGAAGGATCTGATGCTGTCTATCCATTTGGATGTGGTATCTATCAGTGGGCAGTTAATTATTCTGATGATCTATTAGATAAGTTTCTATCATCTCATGATGGTAAGGACTTTGATACTAGTATTGTTCAGGCCAGTTCAGTGAGGGTTCCATCTTCTATTGGTTGGGGCCAGATGATCACTAAGACTGCTGAAGTTTCTGCTGGACTGTGGAATGAAGAGTTTATTTCATGGGGTGCAGAAGACTGTGAGTTTTATTATAGATTAAATCTATTTGGATTTAAAGTTGGTAGAGTCATCGATGATATCTTTCACTTTGAACATGGTAGAACATTTAATTCTCACTATCATAACCCTAAGTTCCAAGACAATGATCGCTTGTGGAATAAGATCAGGACTCTGGACAAGGATGAATTGACAAAGTATTATTCCACATTAAGTTACATCCAACGTAGGGGGAAGGAATTAAATGCTGGCGTTTAATCAGATAGGAAACCTAGGTCGTCTAGGTAATCAGATGTTTCAGTATGCAGCAGTCAGAGGTATTGCTGCGATGCGTGGGTATGAATTTGGTATCCCACCATTCGAGGCCAACAGGGTAGATAATTATAGTTTGCATAGAGCTTTCACTTTAGATAGTGTTAGATCAAGTAACCTTAAGGAACTTGATAGAGGACATGCTCCTGTTGTCATAGAGAAACACTTTCATTTTGATGAAGAACTTCATAGGATGTGTCCTAATGATGTAAGTCTATTTGGATTCTTCCAGACAGAGAAGTACTTCAAGAACATAGAGATGGATATCAGAAGGGACTTTACCTTTCATGATTCTATCCTAGGGCCATGTAAAGAGATGGTAGACTCTCTTGATACTGCACCACTATTTTTACATGTAAGACGAGGAGATCCAAACCTTAAAGATGTAAGAGGATTTAAGTGGGCATATACTGAGTGTGCTTCACAACATCCACCACAACCTGTGGATTATTATGAGAGGGCAATCAAAGAGTTCCCAGAGGATCAACCAGTGGTTGTTTGTTCTGACTCTCCTGAGTGGGTGAAGGAACAAGAGTTCTTTGCCGATGATAGGTTCCTTATATCAGAACCAACTGATAAGTATCCTGATGGATCTTATGAACCCTTTGTTGATCTCTGCATCATGAGTCTATGTTCTGGTGCAATCATTGCTAACTCATCAATGTCTTGGTGGGGTGCATGGTTACAGAACGGAAGGGGTAAGGTTGTTGCACCTAAGCAATGGTTTGGTCCTGACTATAAAGATAAAGATCTGAAGGACTTATACTGTGATGGATGGATCGTCACCTAATTTAGCTTTTTGTTTTAAGAATAGCGTAAAAAAAACTCCAAGCTTTTTTTACTCGCCAAGGTCGCATAATGGATCGTAACCTAATTGTTATCGATAACTTTCTCGATAACCCAGATTACATAAGACAACGTGCTCTTGAATTGGAATTCAATAGAGTACAGGAAACTGTGCCTGGATTTAGATCAATGCGATTGGGTGGAGATTTACAGACAGAAGTGGAAGCTAAATTAAAGAGTGCCTTTGGTTGTAATGAAATCATAATGGACATGCAACAAGACACTCTTTGTTTTCAGGCATGTATGGAAGGTACGGAGACTTGGATACATAAGGACAGTCATAAGGAAGGAGAAGGCGAGTGGGCAGCAGTCCTATATCTTAGTCCCGATCCTGATCCTGATGCTGGAACTGGTATCTGGGATGATCCAGAAGGAGATATGAACATTGCGGTTGGTAATGTTTACAACAGATTAGTTGCATATCGTGGCAAAATGTTGTATCATAGGAGTATAGTTCCTGGCTTTGGGAACACAATAGAGACTAGTAGACTTACACAGGTATTCTTTTTCGATGTCAAATAAAGCTGCATACAAACTAAAGGGATTCGGCCCTCTCTACATCATCAATCTAGATGAACAGCCAGAGAGGATGGCATGGATGGAAGAACAGTTAAAGTACTGGGAGATAGAAAAGTATACTCGCATCTCTGCCTATGATGGAAGACCATCCACAGGTGATGATCTTAGTCATATTATTCAAGGGATGTATCCAGAGAGTGTTAGTGCTGGAGAGATTGGTTGTGTAACTTCACACCTTAAGGCACTGAAACATTTTGTGAATGAAACTGATGAACCTTATGCAATTATCATGGAAGATGATTGTGACATTAGTATTGCACAGTTCTGGACATTCACATGGAGACAGTTCATTTCTAGAATGCCCTACGACTGGGACACATTACAGATTGCAATCATATGCCCTGGCGAACTGCATGTACAGGTACATAGAAGATTCATTAATGATTTCTCTACTGCATGTTATGTTATTACAAGACATCATGCTGAGAAACTTCTCAGACTTCATTGTAGAGGAGACAAATATAAGTTAGATAATGGTGTGAGACCAAGACCAGTCGCAGATGATCTAATTTATAATTCTGGTGCTGCATATGCATGTCCCGTCTTCTTATACAAGATTGAACTGGGTTCATCCATCCATGAAGAGCACGTTGAGATCTTCCACAGAGGAAGTCATGATGGTCTTAGGGAACTCTGGACAACAAGAGGTTCGGACATTACGATAGACCTTATTACAGACTTTGATCCTTACCTTGGTAGGATCGCAGGTGGAGACCCAAGGAATACAGGTCAGGAATCCCACAAACAACAGGCTTGACAAGGAGTTGGAAGTAAGGTATAGTATTCCTATCGAACTGGCACATACCCAGTGTGCCAGTTGTATAAATAACTTCATACAAAGGACTCGAAATAATCGTAACCCTGCGTAGATGTATAAAAAGTACCCATGTCGAGGGTGCTATCATCCGCAAGGTTTTTTCTTGCGAGATACTTAAACAAACACATGTCAATCAAATCAACAATCGCTGCTATCGCAGCAAGTCCTTTCGTATTCGCTGGAGCCGCTTTTGCTGGTCCTTATGTGAATGTAGAAAGCAATCTCTCATATCCTGATGGAGA